GCTTCAGGTTTTGTTAAATCAACCTTAACCGGTTCGTTACTGGATGTATCGGAAAATTTCTTTGGTGTCTTTTTCTTACCTTTTAAAGAAAACTCACCCTCTTGTTTGACCTCTACGGCCTGATTTACTTCTGACATAATATAATATTATAAAATTAAAAATTATTTAGGACCAAAGGCTTCAAGGCCAAAGTCACCTAAACTATCGTTAGTAGATTCAAAATCAATAGGTGTACCATCGTTTTGTCTCTGCTGTATCATTTGAGACTGTTGAGTCCCTATTATCCTAGCTCTTTTATCTTTTCTATCTTCTATTTCTTTTTCTTTGTCTCCTTCGGTACTGTATTTGCTTTTAGCTAGTTGTATATTGTAATTAAATTCTTCAGCCATTAACTCTCTTTTTATTTGAGCTTCTGTCTGCATTCTTTGTATTTCAAACTGAGACTTAGCTTGTTCTATCTGAACCTTTTGATCAGTCAAAACTTGTTGCTTTTGAGTTTCAGCTAATGCTGTTTGCTCTGCTAACTGTCCATTTGCTTGAGCTTGTGCTTGCATATTTGCTTGAGCTGCTTTTTGATCTCTCTCTTGTTTTAATCTACGCTTTTGTTTTAGCATTTGATTAGCTAATTTTAAATTACGTATTTGTCTAAGATCAATAGCATCTTCTAAATCAATACCACCAGATTGCAAAGCAACTTGTATATTTTGCTCTAATTGTGCTTTTTCTTCTTCATCTGGTTCAAGGTCTAAGAAAATACCAAAATCATGTAAATTTAAATTAGAAATTTCTGACAATGTATTTACATTAAATGTTGATATAGAATTCTTTAAAGCATTAGCTGTTAATGGAAAGTTTAATACATCTACTATTTTTTTAGACACGTTCTCGCACAACCTAAGAGTTAAGTATAAACTAGCATTATTAATATGTTTTGTAGCAATGTTAGATTGTTGTGCTGCTATTTTTTGCAAACCAACAAGAGTATCTTTGTCTGGTAAACTACCGTCTCTAGCTTCGTTAAGACCAGTTACATCTCTTATCATTTGAACATAATAATTATATGTATTTATAAGAGAACCTATTTTAGCTTGCCCCGCAGATGTAGATAATTCTTGAACAGGAACTTTACCAGCATTCATGCCACCATCTTGAGTTAATGATCTACCAACAACAGAACCTGTTTGAAAATACATGTTCAAAGCTTCGGCTGGATTATAATTTGTACCATTACCTAAATCAACTTCTGCTAAACCGTCCATATCTAAGAACACACCGTCAGGCACCATTCTAGATATTACTTGTTGTAACTTTAAATGAGTTAACTGTATCATATCAGCAAAGCCCATTGTTTTAGTAACTAAAGATTCTATTCTGCCCTTGTACATACGTGGAGCACATATAGCGTAATTCATTTCAACCTTTGTCGTATCGGCCATAGGTCTAGTCATGTTCTCAGCCATCTGCCACTGCAGCATCATGTTTGTTCCTAAAACTTTTACACCTTCAAATAAAACCTCTACACTTCGTGAAACTTTGTTAAAATTATCACTATTAGGCGGGTTAAATGTATCAGGTTTCTCTAAAGCTTTTTCTAAACCTTGATCTGTGTGTTTAATTTTAAACACTTGATCCATGTAAGTTTTATATTCAAAATATAATACTTGAACAGTGTTTTCATCATAAGCTCCCCAACCATATATATAATTATTATTGCTATATGATTTTTGTACTTTTTCTAATTCTTCGTTTGAGATATGTGGAAACTGCTTTTTTATCTCAGGTATTGTCATTGCTTTGACTTCACCTACATAGTATATGTCTTCAAAATTTGGATCTTCTGTATACGAGTAAACCATATAAGAAGGATCTACATAATCTAAAGTAATACCTTCTGACGTATTAAAATTAGTTTTAGCGGCAGCAATTCCTAAAGTTACTAAATCATAATTTAATCTACGTTTTAATAAGTCATATTTATTTTTATCTAAAACTTGAGTTATAGCTTCTTCTTCTGCTATTTCTATTGCCTGCTTATAACTTAGTTGCAGGTGCAATTCCATTTCTTCTATTGTCTTAGGTAAGTCAATTGCAGGTATATTTGTTTTAGATATATCTTCACCAGTAGTTGCTTTAACTTCTGATATAATGTCTTGCCCAAACATATCCATAGCTAATCTACTAGCGTAATCAGTTCTTTTCTTTACAGACTCAGGATCTTGAGCATAAGCTTTAATGTCATAATCTTTATTAGATATGCCATTAGTTAATATGTCAACAAACTTAGAAAGTATAGGAACTGGTTTCCAATCTAAATTTAAATAAGACAAATCACCGTTTATGGATAATTCGTCTTTATATTTTTGAGTAGACTGTTCGCCTCTAGCATATAGTCTACGTTGATGATAATTATTAAATGTAGTTAAATATCTATTACCGTTAGTTCTACCTTGCGCAAACCATTCAGATTGTATAGCATCAGCAACTTGACTGCCGTACTTTAAACTTAACTTTTCCTCCAAAGGTACCACCTGATTTGGAAACGCGCTGTTAGCATTATAGTCTATATTCATTTATTTATAATTTTAGAAACAAGTCCTGAATTGTCATATCTTTTAATACCGAGATCATATGAGGCTAATTTTATATCTGGTATAGGTTTATATCTATTTTTATTACAAGCCATTATAGCTAATCCAGAACTAATTGAAGCATCGTGTTTAGTTCTATTATTTATGTTAAATCTACTCCAATCATTTAAAGTACGCTGGAAATACATGTCTCCATATTTTTCGTTATTATAACCTACAAAATTCTCTATGTAAGTTTCTATAGCAGCAGCGTGAGCTTGCTTAATATCTTCACTTGAATTAGGTATCCCACCTATATCTCTTTCAGACACTGATAATTTGTTGTAAATCTTATCAGGTCTATTCATTGAAAAACCTCTATAACCTCTTCTTTTAAAGTGATATAAAAGTCTTGGTTTATTATTTTCCGCCAATATTGGCATACCATAAAATACACACGCCATTAAAACATCTTCAAAAAATATCTCAGCAGTTTGTGGTCTTGCTATGTATTCTAAAAAGAAATGATTAGGAGGAACATCAAGCATGCTAAAACTAGTTAAACCATGCAAAGCTCCATTAGAACCTCTATTGTCTACTGTTCCTGATATATCGTAACTATCGCAACCAAACGCACCAAGATCTTCATTTCCAGGATATTTTATACCATTTTTTAATATTACACGATTTTGTAAGTTTTCAGGTGGAATCCAAGATATAAAAAATCTACCATTATTGTTTGGTATAAATATAACACTAGTATCTTTTATACCATCACGCCATTGAAAGTTGCCTTGAGTAACAAGTGAACTATGTTTTAAATCTCCGTTAAAATCTATTTGCTCGTATATTTTCGTTAAATTAAACAGCGACTGCTTTGCTTCGTCTCTAAAAGCATGTTCTTCAGTTCTTGGAAATTGACGATAAAATTCATTTAAAGCATCTTGATCACCTTTCAATCCATCAACTTCGTTTTGCCAATAATCAATTACACCTAAATCTATAAATTCTCCATGAGGCCCTTTAACTTCTTCCGTTGGCGTATCGAATACAGGTATGCCATAAGTATCAATGTATCCTTCGTAGTTCCATTCCATAGGTATGAACAAACTATATAATCCTGAGCGAGTCTGTCCATTGCGGTTTCTTTTTGTAACATCTGAGTCATAGTATAATCTTTTAAAATTATCACCACCTTTGTCCAATGAGTTACAAGTTGAACCCATCATACATTTACCTATAACTCTACTACCTAATCTAAGGGTGGTTTTCGTAACACGCCAGTTGTTGAGGATGTTGTTCGGCCTCTCCCATTTACCACTCTCATCGTGGACGAGGAGTTTGAGCTTCTCACCATCGTAGGAGTTGTCACCCGTGTTCTTCCAATCGATCGTGGTGTCGAGACCTTGTAATTGGTCTTGCGGTTCGTTGGCAAGTATTTTTCTTCTTGTAAACTTGGACGCTGGTACGCGATAGGCAAGCTCGGTCTTTGGGCGGTCCATACCGTCCTGTATCGGCTTGAAAAAGAAGGGGTAATTAACCGATATGGGTACCACTTTATCGGTAAACATTGTCTTAGCATCGGGTCCAGACTTAGATAAAATCCCATATCTGGAATCGCTAGATATGGTTGCCAAGTTAACCACCTCTCCTGACGCCATGAATGAAAATCCAGATCTTCTATTTTTAAGGTAGCACATCCCGTAACAACGTTTATCTGCTTTGCAAGCTTCCCAAAAGATAAAGAATAATCTATTGGCTTCTCTATAGTCTGGCTTCCCAACATCAATCTTGGACCACTGCAAGTACATAAAATGAGTACCAGTAATGTAAGTAGCCAGGTTCTTATTATAGAACCAAAAACCTTCTTCTCTACGAGTAAACTCTTTATCAATGTAATCATACCAGGTTTCCTTAAAATCAACAGGGTATTGCTCCCAATCAAATATAGTTTTTATTTT